AAGCGCGCATTAGAATATCTTCCGCATCACTATTTGAACAACGTACATTTCGCCAGCATCAAAGTCAGTAGTAGTCATCGCAATATCACCTGTTGGTGTGCCACTACCTGCGCCTGTGCCTGCGTCTATCGTAATGTTGTCTTTAGTAATGCCGCCCCATTCAGAGCTACCGGTAAACAACGTATATGCGCTAGGGTACCCGTAAGAAGTACCTAAGTGAGCAAACGGGTATAAGTTAGTGGCATCCCACCCTATACGTACTGCTGCTGCTCCGTTAACGTTAGCCTGTGTTGTGGCGCTAATCTGCTCTACGGCAACGCCAGTCATGGCTTTACCACCAGAACTGTTGTACGCGGAGTCACTAATATCAACCATTACTGCTTTGGTTTCTTCCGTGCCGTCGCTAACCATAACACGCTGGATAACTAACTTACGGTCAGTATTGGCTAGTATCTGAGTCGTTACTGAATTAGCCATAATCTATACTCCCGAGTTATTAAGCGAATAAAAACGCGCCAGTTGTGCCCGCACCTAAGTGTTGTAAGTCGGCAGTTACAGTCCATTTGCCTTCTGTGTAGCAGACAAAGTAGATGTAAGAACCAATACTCATTAAGTTAGTCGCAGCATTTGCCGGAGTAAATTTAAGTGTAGTATCGGCAGCAACAGAAGTATCAAAAGTAACCGCGTTAGTTGCGCGACTTTCGACTACTTGGCCTACTTCAAACGTGTCAGTACCAGCACAATCAAAACGCAAGAACGCTGTACCGCCAGTAGTGTCTACGCTTTGTGCGTGTGAGCAAATAGTGCCCACAGTAGCCGCTGGAAGCGTAGTGATTTGTTGTGCGGCACCTGTAAAGTTATTGATGCTAATGCCCGCAGCATACGCGTTAGTCGCGCCTGTAGCTACCGTAGCAACTGCTTGACCTGCTAAAGAAGGTTTGTTTGGTCGGATAGTGATAACGCCATCGCTATCTTTAGAAATACTTGTGAAACCGTTTTCTGAACGGACTGGGCCGTTAAAAGTTGTATTCGCCATGAGAATCTCCTGTCGTGGCTAATGTCTACCTACGATATTGCGGGTAGTCAGGGATTAGAACTTCGATCTTATAATAAAAAGAAAGGGAGCGCAAGGCTCCCTCTCAGTCTTACTTTACTTGGTCGATTAAGAACCACAGCCAAACATAGCTAGTGGGTCAGAAACACCAAACGAGTAACGTTCACGAGCTTTATAACGACTGTTACCAGTGTCAAAATCCGCGTCCATAGACGTAGACATTTTTGAACGAGTAAAGTGCTTTAAGCCATTTGGAATGTCAGTAGTTAAGAACCAGTTACCTGTATCAGTTAGGTAATGGTTAACCGCGTATCCACCGGGAACCACGCCATTGCTAACGATAGCATTGATGTCGTTATCAGCAGTGCCCACTCGACCCTCAGTCTCCAACAAACGAGTTGCAACGAATTGCAAGTCAGATGGGATGATGAGTTTCTTAGGACGTGCAGCGATTTTTAAACCACGTTCGTCAGTCCACTTACCAATCTGAATAACTGCATTCTCAAGTGAAGTTTCGTTAAGATCAACGTTACCACCACTGTTTGAGTTAACGCCACCAGATACTAATGGATGAGCCGTGCCTATTAAAGACTCGCCATCGCCATAAGTTTGGCTAAACGCAGTGTTCAGGATGTTAGCAGCTTTAACCTGCTTGGTGTACGCCATAGCGCGAGCTAATGCTTTAGTGTAACGACCCGATAAAGAATCGTACAAGTTATCTTCAATCGCTTCTTCAGTGATTGAGAAACCCATAGCAACAGTTTCGTGCGTGTAGCGTGCAGTGAATGCTTCTTGCGCCGTATCATAAGTGATAGCGTCGCCTTCATTCTTAGTTGGTGCAGAACCGAAGCCTGCTAGTTTAGTTTCTTCCTCAAACGAGCGGTCAGAAGTCTCTGATTCAAAGATTTCTTTATGCTCTTCACCGTACTTGGCATATTCTAAACCAAATAAAGCGTTAAGGCCGGGTAATAACTCCTTGAGGAGTTGAGCGCGTGAAATAGCCATTAGATACCGGCTCCCGTGTTAGTGAATGAATGGTAAGCTGGGTTAATCTTAACCAATACTTCAGTATAAGTATCACCCGCCGAGTTAAGCGCGTCTTCAGTAAAGTCTACAATACGGAATGGGAACGTAGCTGTAACAGCTTTAGTAGAAGCCTCTACCGCTGCATTAGAATTACCTGTAGTAGTAGAACCAGTACCAGTTGCCTGTACATTAACTAAGTGAACGTTAAGTCCACGATCTGCTAACGCAAGAGCACCGTCTGCTTGCGCTTTAAATAGTACATTTGGGTCATCAACAACGTACGCTTGTGCGTCGCTAGCAACTGTGTTTGCAGGCCAGTATTGAGAAAATACTACCTGTTGGCTGTTAGGGTCAGTGTACGTGCAACCTACAAACACACCAATAGTGTGGATGCTGAATTGGTCAGCCGCTGTACCTTTGTCTAACATTAATTGAACACCGCCGCCCGCAACAATCTCAACGATAGAACCGTTAAAGATATTAGTGTTGTAAGCGTTGGCGATTGGGTAATGTCGAGTAGCGCCATTATATGGAGCGCCAGTCAACAACTTTACGGGTTTTAGCCCGTATGCACCTGCTGTAGTAGCCATTTTAGAATTCCTCTAAAAAAATTAAGTTTAGTCTATTTAGCCTTGGCCAAATGAGACATTCGTTTTCCTATCATTAAAGATAGGCATTCTCGGATCGTTTTCACGCATCAAGTTGTTATCCACTGCTGCCATCTGATTCTTAGTCTGCTCGGCGTAGTATTCTCTACGCTGTTGTAGCATCTCATCAGGCATCTTACATAGCATTAGACCGCCAATTACGATGTTATCTTTGAACTTATCGCTCTCAGTAACAACCATAGTAATCTCGGGATGGTCTTCTGAACGTACGGGTGTCCAACCTTCGCGCAATTTTGAGTTAATGTTACCGGCATCGGTAGCGCCTAACGTACTAATACGAACCCATTTGAACGCATACCCCGGTTCTGGGGTTGGATCAGGTAGTAAACTTGGGGCTTCCCATTGTTTAGGTGCCGCAGTTTTCTCACGGGTTTCTTGGTCGCGTTTGATTCTATTATCAGCCATGTTACACATTCCTCATCATTACTAGTTGTTTGGCGTACTGCTCATTAGTCAGTCCCAAACGTTTGGCGAGCCGTACTTGTGTTTGCGTTAAAGTGACCTTTTTAGGGGCCGTGCTCCGCGTAGCGGGGGCAACCACATTAGCTCGTTTCTTTTTCGGTGCATCCTCGAAATTATCGGGGAAGAGTTGTCTTACGCGAGAATCAATTTTCTCGTAATAGTCATCGCTCGTTGGGTCTACGCCATCATCTACAAGTTTCTGGTGCAGTCCGTAGGCAAGTTGGGTCATTTCGTGGTCTTTACCAAACCACTCGTTTTTTGAAGCCCAGTTTTGTGCTTTCGTATCAACTTGTTGTGCCGAGCTGTTGTTTGGTATTGTTACACTAGCATCCGCCCCTTGTAAAGGGGTATGTCTAAAATCTTTTAACTTTTCAGCTTTTATCCGAGCAGTTGTTAGACTTTCCTGTGCTTCCATTACCTTTTCGCCGTCCCCACTGTCGTACGCGTCTTTATAACGCTTCTTAGCAGTTAGGACTTCAATGGCTGAGTTCCGTTTAGCTTGCTCTAACAATGCCTCACGGTTCTTATTAACGTCACCTTTTAGAGTTCTATTCTCTTCGGCTACTTTTTGAGCAAACTCAATAGCTTCTTGACGTTCGCGTTCCGCTGATTCCTTAGCTCGGCGCTCGTCGTGATAGCCTTTCTGTATCTTATTTATACGTTTCTTGACTTTAGAGGAATAACCTTCAAGTTCTTGTTCAGTTACATCTTCAGGGGCTTCCGAGGCTTCGCGGCCTTGGTCTTCTTCAGGTGTATCGTCAACAACTTCAATGTCTACAGCGTCCTCGTCCTCAACTTCTGGCTCTTGGTCGTTTTCGTAGTCTTCTTTAGTTTTCTTGCCGCTGATGTCAATCTCTACCGAGCCTGACTCTTCGACCTCGACTTCTTTTTCCTCACTCTCATGAGGGAATTCAAACTTAACTTCTTCAAAAGGCATGATGTTCTCCTTACGCGTGCGTGATGCCACGAGGGTCGCCAATAACGGCCTCAATGGAATCATCGTTCATTAAGCGGTACTCTTTACCAGATACAGTAAAGCGCGTTCCGGTGTTCATACGAAACATTACGTAGTCCCCGACTTTGCACCATGGTTCACCACTAAATCGGTCTTTGTCGGTATAGGCTTGTTCGCCCATATCTACCACAATGCCCATAATGGACATGATGTACTCACGTTTAAGCACGGAATCGGTCTTAATAAGACCACCTTCGTACTCAGTTTCTACTTCAGGTAAGGCTACTAATACACGATAGCCCACAGGTTTAGGGAGTTGCGCCTCGAAAAGCGCTTCTTCCTGTTCTTTCCGTATGTGCGGAGGCACAGCGAGGATTGAATCAGTCATCATCTTCTTCCAGATAGTTTTTGGCGAGGTCTTCGACATGGTTTAGACAGGAGTCGTATCCTCGGATTTTTCCTGTTAGTTCTCGGTATTCGGCGAAGTCTTTAGCCCCGCCTCCACTGAGAAATACTTGCAAAGAGGCTTTATCCTCATTGATTTTGTCACGCAGTACGTCAAATACTGTTTTAGCCATTACTTGTTACCTTTTGGTTTGTTTGGCTGTGTCGCCTTAAATAAGTCAAGGTCTAGCTGTGTACGATCTTTTCTACGCTGTGCGGCTTGGCTTGCCCCTGCTTTTCGCTCGTCTAAAGCTAGCTCAGCTTCTTCTAACTGTAGTTTTTTATGGGCTAATTGGCCTTCTACCGTCATTTTTGCTTGCGCTAGTTGTGCGTCAGTCTTGTCTTTCATAGCCTTACGTTGAGCTTCAGCTTGTTTGGCCTGCATATCCAACTGGTCTCTCTGAGTTTTGCGTTGGACTTCTTGGACTTTAGCCTGTACTTCTTGCTGCTGTAGCTTAAACACAGGGTCTTCAGACTGTTTCTTGGCCTGCTCTTGAGCGGCGTTCTGTTTATGCTGCGCGTTTAACTGCTTGCCACCTTCTGCTGCCATACGAGCTAAGTTGACCTCTAGGTCTTCTGTAAGCTCGGCGTTTGGTATAGGTAGCTGTACACCTAGCTTCTCTTCCATCTGCTGTCTATATAAGAACGCTAAATGCTCGGCAATGTGAGCCTGTACGGACGCCATAATTTTCTTGGCTTCTGGATTCTGACCAATCATCTGAGCAATCATCGGGTCATCGATAAACGCCTTGTGGCAGTCAATGTGAGCTTGGTGATCCTGATAGATAAACGCCTTAGTCGGGTTACCGTTTAAGAAGCCCATGTTTTCGCTGATTGGGTCTGTAGGTTTAATATCATCGTCCGTAGGTACAAGTTTCTCAGCGTTCTTTACACCTAAAACGTCAATCATCTGACGGTGTAACTGAGGTAAGTCGTATATCTGTGGGGCTTGTGCAGCCATCTGTAACACAGTCTGGTACTGGATAACACGTTGTGCCATGGTTGTGTTGTTAGGATCACTTACAGGGATGACCTCAGTCATCTCGTAGTCTTCCTGCTTAGCAGACGTCTTTCCACGATGCGGTTGGTATTTATACTCGGTAGGTGCGTACTCAGCCATTAATGCTTTAAGTAGCTTAAACTCCTGCTTCATAGAGTAGTGAACACGGGCCTGTACAGCGGCCATAGGCTTGAGCGTACGTTCTAGTATCGCAAGAGTCGTGCCAACTGGAGCGTTAGCGGACATATCTGAGATGTCCATATCGCTAATAGCGCCTAGGCGACGGCCTTCAGTTGTAATCTGGTTAAGTAACGCTAGCAGTGTCTGGCTAGGTTCCTTATACGGTAGCGGCATGATGTTGTCGCGGATCGCACCTGACGGTACATCGACATCCTTCCACTCACCCGGCTCAATCGGCGTATCATCACCCTTAATACGTAACCCGCGAGCCTTTAAACCGCCCGGTAGGTTAGATAATGTACCAGCGTCAACCAATTGACGGATAAGTGACGTACCTGCGCGTGCATAACCACCAATGATATGGATTAGACCCATACCGTAGAAACCAAAGCCCGGAACGTACGTGTAGTGTACAAAGTGCTGACGCTTCATGTGTAAGTCGTCGTCTTCGTCCCAGTTGCGTCGGATGGCTAATACTTCGCCTGTACCACGCTCGATGGTGACAACGTATGGCTTAGCAATCTCGTCTTTATCGTCATCTAATGCTTCTATAAACAAGTCAACGTGTACTTCATACAGCGTGAAGCGGTCGTCATCGCTTATCGAGTAACCACCTTCTTCTGCCTTACGTTCTTCAATGTCTGTATGGAACGCTTCTGGCTCGCCCAAATTAACATCTGAGTAAAACCCCATTGACTGTAGCTTATTCATCTCATTCTTAGTTTTACGCATAACGTGAGTAACACGCTCAGCAGTCTCTATAGTAGACGCACCATAAGGCACGATTACTTCTTCCGCTGGTATATAAGTAGCGCATGGGCGACCCATATTCGGCTCGTAGTAAACCTTCTTAAAAGCAGAGCCTGATAGACCTAAAGAGTATAAGAGGCGCTCGTGCTCTGGACGATACTCAACCATGTTCTCGGTAAGTTCGTAGTTCATGTCGGCTCGCACACGTTCTGCGGCTTCCATCTTGTCTTCGTCTTCCGCACCAATGACCTTAGTCTTTACAGGGCCAGCGGCAGGAAACGTCTCGGCCATAGCCTCAGCTTGGAATCGAATAGCTGCTTCAGCAAGTACCGTAGAGTACACACCACAGGCGTTTTCCCATGGCTCTGTACGTTCTTCGTACTTAAAGCCTAGTATGTCAAGACCGTCAACGTAAGTATCCGCCCACTCCTTTCGGCTTTGTACGTCGGACTCAACTGACGCTAGTAAGTCATTGGCTAGTTCCGTTAGTTCGTTTTCATCTAACTCTTCAGCTAGGTTGTCTTCAAACTCGGCGTCCTCAAGTTTCTCATCGTCTGGCATGAGTGATATTTCCACACTGCCATCGCTTAGCGTGACTTCTTTAGGATCGACGATCTCGATCTCCAGAGCCTCTTCTGGCCCCTCATCTATGCCTTGTGGTGCCTGATATAAACCTTTTTCAATTGCCATTATTTTTACCTTTTTAATTTG